TTTATCTGGTATTGCTGGAGAGTCTTTAAAAGTTACCAAGTCTACTGAAAAATTAAAAGAAAGTTTAAATAAAATAAAAGGCGATTATTCGGCGACAGTATCATTAAAAGACAAAGCCTCTCAAACCGCAAAAAATTTAAAATCAACATTAGAGCAATTTAAAAATAAAGATTATTCAGCAATAGTATCATTAAAAAATAAAGCATCATCACAAGCAAATAAAATTAAAAATGAATTAACTAGTTTATCAAATAAAGCTTTTACAGCATATGTAAATATAAAAACTAATATGCCAAATAGTGGATTTAATTTTAATAATAAAATGAATAACTTTGCTGATGGTATGTTAATGGGAACTAGTTTACAAATGGCTGGTATGGCAGGGATTGGATATACCGTTTATGATACTATAAAAACCCCTATGGATTTTGATACACAATTATCTGCAATAAAAGCTTTAATCCCAAAAGATGGAGTAGATGGACAAACACGAGATGAAATAATGTCTCAAGTTAGAGCTCGTGCTATGCAACTTGGGCAAGATACTGTATTTGGAAATACAGAAGTTGCAAAGGGAATGACTGAATTAATAAAAGCAGGTGTACAATTAAAAGATGTATTAGGCGAAGCATCTGAAGCAGCACTTAATTTGGCTACAGCAGGTGGTTTGGATTTAGCTGAATCAGCTGAAACAATGAGTACTGCTATGAATGCATTTAAAGTAAATGATGCAACTCATGCTGCGAATATTTTAGCTGGTGCTGCAAATGCTTCTGCTACGGATATTCATGAATTAAGATATGCATTATCCATGTGTTCAGCTGTTGCTTCTGGTGCAGGTGTTAGCTTTGAGGATACAAATACTACATTAGCTGTGTTTGCACAAAATGGCTTAAAAGGCTCAGATGCAGGTACCTCACTAAAAACAATGTTATCTAATTTAATACCAAAAACAAAAACACAAATCGAAGCTTTTAGTAAATTAAATCTTATTACAGAAAAAGGAACTAGTGCTTTTTTTGACCAGCAAGGTAAGGTTAAAACATTAGCAGAAATAGCAGGTCTATTACAAGATAGATTAAAAGGAATGACAAAAGAAGAACAACTTGCTACATTGTATGATATGTTTGGTTCTGACGCTATTCGTGGTGGTATGATTTTAATGCGAGAAGGTGCCGAAGGTGTAACTAAAATGTTTAATGAAATGAATAAGGTTACAGCTAAAGATGTAGCAATTACTATGTTGGATAATTTAAAAGGTGATATTGAAGAATTATCTGGTGCTTGGGAAAATTTTCAAATCACTTTAATGTCTGGAAGTGCTAATTCTGGACTTAGAGGATTAGTTCAAGAACTGACGGATATTGTAAAAGTAGCTACAGCTGGATTAAAAGATGGATTTGGATTAGATGATGTATTTACTTTAACTAAAAAAGGTATTGTAGATTTAACAAATAAATTTATAGCATTT